CTCTACATTCTCCTCAGGTTTGACTTCTTGACCAACTGATGCGCATGTGGATGTGAGTTCGGCATTCACCCGATCTCTGACTGCTGGAATCACCTCCGTCGCTGGTCTGTCATCCTTAGGGATCGATATTCTAAGTACCTGATTGTCTCCTTGGCCGACAAGCTCATAAGATGAAATAATTCCCTCTTGAATTAGCGGTTGTAAAGCCATTTCACACATTGCAAATGTATCAGCCGACCAACTCTTCTGTGCTAATCCTTCGAAACCTCCCTGGTGACCTCGATATGCTGTGCTTGATTCAGGGGGGTATTCTTGTTCTATCCCGTCAGGCCTTATCCCAGCTACCCTCACCAAGATTTGGCATTTCTTGAAGAACCAGTGAGTGACCGTAAACGTGCCTGCAACGCCGAACATGTCATTGATATCATGACCAATCATGTGAACGCATAGTTCACGCCACTTCAGATTCCACCGTGATAGGTCGACTTCAAGGAATAGGGTGTGGTTATTGACGTCACGTGATGGGTCTGTGAAAGCTAAGAAGCGTTCTTGAATCTGAGTTTTGGTCTTTGTCATCGTCTGTTGAGGCATGTACTTGAACACATTATCTGCGATGTTAGCTTCGACACAAGTGAAGAAGCATCTCATCTCCAGAACCAACATGGCAAACATCCGAGGATCCAACTTGAACTCTCTCTCTTTTGGATACAAACTGACTATGAACCAGTCCCATGGGATGTCTCTTTTCGATACCCTGTCCACAATTTCCTTGATGTTGATCTCAGGTCTCCTCAGCACTTCCAATAGCAGTCGACGCTGTGATGTTGCATGTCCTTCATCCCAAGTGAGATGTTTCTCAGATCGGTAGAAGGATATGGCTTTATCATCCATCAGTTCCAAGAAATTCGGGTAGTAGTCCATCTCAAACATCTTTCCCCAGGATACGAAGTTCCACTCGCTCAACTCATACGATCGGTATGATACATCCCGCTCTTGCCTAGTATATAGCAGTTCAAGTTTGAGTCCTTTCTTGAGGAAGTTGAGGGGAGGCCATCGTCCGTTTTTTGACAGAAATGTTGTCATGATGATGTGGCAGAATGTGTTCCGCAGCCTTTGAGCATCTTGGAATCTAGTGGTGTCCGGGGTTCGCGCCTCTGCTGCAGCAGACAGGCCTCCCCGCCTAGGATCAATGATTGGATGACCACACGATTTTTGACATCCAAAGAGTTCAACAAGATGATCAAGCAATGTTACTTGCTCAATGATTTCACATAGAGACCGTAGAGCTGTTGGTTTCCATCCTCTGTCTCCAATTACCTTCATCTCCTTCAGATTCATCTTGATAATCATTCGGGTATAAGCAGTGTCGGATCCGAAGACTTTATCTGTAACATGTGTGAGTCGAGTCTTGAATAAAGGTTCCACTGCTTTCAGGATTTCGTATGCTTCATTCCCGTACAGGGAGAGAGTCTGATCCTGCCATACAAACAGTTTTTGCAGATGTCCAATGAGAGTCATCCCAAGTCGAAGAGGGGCTACGTGTTCCAACAGCATGAAACGAGTTGAAAGCTTGTCCTTGAGCATGAGGATTTGGTTAGCACTGCTATAGTACAACGTTCCGTCGAGTTCGACGAGAGCCCGTCGACTGTTAATCCATATCTTTGTGTTCCCTACAGTACCGAAGGTCCAAATGTTCTCTGAAGTTTTCGTTCGGGCTTCAGCACGTCCGTAGAAGTTAGAGAATTCCTCATATGCGACGCGGTATGGCCGAATTTCTGGTAAGTTTAGCTGGTCTGCCGTTCCCTCAATGCTCTCGCGAGGTAACCCTCTCTTCTCAAGGCCGTCGGCTACCGCGCGCTCAATGTTCTTTGCTATCAGTTGAGCTTCGTCATACAGTGATTTGAAGTTGTGAGGGGTGATTCTCGCTAATCGTTCGAATTGCTCGTATTGAAGGGGAGACAGAGGCTTACATTCCAATAGGTCTGCAGATTTCCATCCTCTGAGTTTGCACAGCTTTCGGAAGTATGTGAGCTCAGAGTTCACATGTCGAGAGAACGTCTTGGATTCTTCAGTTCTGAGAATCGCTGCTCGGTGATTCTTGATGAGAGTGTGAGTCGCCTCAATTTCAACGTCAATGACAGGGCTGCTTAGGTTCGTGTCGAGAAAGAACACCTTATTCGGTCGTAGGTAGTCAAATTCCTCTTCCATCGTGACTGAGGCGTTTGTTTTGTGTCTTCGTGTACCAATTTTTCTATGCTTTATCCTTGAATTTTAACTCTTTTAGGGTTCGTGTTTGTACGATAGAAGTGCGGTCTCTACACCTAGGACTACT